TAAAAAATAATAATTTATTTCAATAAGTTATATATTTTCCAATTAATATCATAATATTTACTCATAGGTCTATAACAATGATAATCGGTATATATACCTAAAGATATATTTTTAATATTAAATGTATTTTTGTCTAATCTTTTACACCTTTGTTCATTTAAAATGCCGAGTTATCAGTGACCCACTTCCTTAATCACATACAAGATTATCTAAAACAGCTTATAAGAAAGGTTAGAGCATTACCGTCAGTAAAAACATCTGATAGGCAAACTTTTATCATTTTATTCAAATTTGAATGCCAGTAAATGAGAGGTTATAACGTAAGGTGAATTTTGGCTTTCAAAGCCACACCTTACAACTTTATATACACTATTTTATGTGAATGGATGAGACCTCATTTTTTCATTATCAACATAATATAATTACTTATATTCGTTAAGTATTTTATATTTTTCTAAAATTATAAAAGTCGGCGTTTTAAATGAGCAAAGGTGTAAAAATATCCTTAAAAAATGTCATCTTCATTTACTATAGTTATTATAAATATTTTTTATATGTTTAACATACCAATTATTATTAATATTATTATTTTTATACTTAAAATTCCAATATTTAATATCGTATGATGTATGTGGCCATTTGCCTGATAATTTAACTATATTTTCAGGGTAAGCAAACTCATCGTATTTGTGATCATATCCAAGTATTGATAATATTTGATTTACACAATGAATAAAAATACATGTTGTTGGGTGGTTTTGTGTAAAAAAAAGTTTATGTTTTCTTATATTTTTTTTAATAAAGTCAGAAACTTTTACATCACATAATTCTTCTTTTTTTTTTAAAATTTCAATACATTTATTGAATCTATTTTCATAATCAAAATCAATTAATCCCTTTGAATACATTTCTAAAACTTTATATAATGAGTAACCTTTTATCTTTAGTTTTTCAATAGGTTCTTTATTTATATATTTATCAATATCAGGATAATCTCCAATATATCCATCAATATTTGCAGGACAAATTAATACCCACAAAGAAGAATTATAAATATAAGGGAACGAAATTGTTTTACATTTAGGTGATAAATAAGACATTATGTTATTTTTAACACTTGTATCTGTAGAATAAATACCATGTTTTTTATCAATTGGTTGATAGATAAATATATCTGCTTGTTTTAGGATATCAAATGGAATTTTATTTTTATTCTTAATTATACTATAATTTTCAATATGTTTTGTTTCTATTTTATTTATATGTTTTTTTATAAAATAATCTAAACCACGATATTGACAATTTGTTTAAAATACTAAATTTATCATCTATAATATATATTATACTATTAATAGAAAAAGTTTCAGTTATTATTCCAACTTTAAATAAAAATTTAATTTAATTTATCAAATAACATTTTTTTATTGTTAAAACAGTTTCTTAATAAAGTAATAAATCCTCCTTTAGAAACTGATAATATTTTTTTACTATTTGTAGCAATAAATATATCTGCAAATAAATCTTTTATTTTTATACTACTTTTTATATTGCTATGGTGGAGATTAACACTCTTTTCTGTTGGAAATGTAGTAAATGAATATATATTTAATTTTTTTGATTTAAAAAAAAATACAACATCTTTATCAACAGTGCAAATATATATTTTATTAAAAGAATATATATATTTTAAATTTCTTTTGTATAATTCTTTATAATTACATTTCAAATCCGTATTTCTAACATAAATAATTATTATCTTTCAATAAAGAAATTTTATTTTTAATATGTATTTTCATTATTTCATTTAACCCGTTTGGCATTTTAAATGTCCAGATTTTTTCCTCTAGTAATAGTAATGGTAAACTCACAAAAATCTAAAGATACAAGAAAACTAGCTATCGAATACTACAAAGATCATAAGGTATCATATTTAGAAGTTGCTTCTATTTTTCAAATAAATGAAAAAACTCTAAGGAGATGGATACAAAAATTTGATTATGATAAATCTCTTGAGAGAAAAAAGAGAAACGCAATATCTTACAAAATCACTGCGGAACAAGTCAAATATTTATTGAAATTAGTGAAAGAATATCCAACATTTTCAGTCAAATTACTATGGACAAAAATGCATGAAAAATTTAGAGATTTTGATATTTCAGAAAGTCAACTCAGACGAGTTATCAGAGATAATAATATTACGAGAAAAAGAACACGTGTTCGTCATTATCCTGAAACAAGATACAATAAACCGATTGATCTAAACAAACAAATGAAACTGTTCTACAAAGAGGTGGATAAATTTCAACAGAACAAAATTATTAGTATTGATGAAACTTCAATACAAGCTGAAATGACAAGTAATTATTCAAGGTGCGAATTAGGAAAAAGGTGCGTTAAGAAAACTGCAGATAATAAAGTATTTCGAAAATTTACTCTCGTGTGTGCAATCAATAATAAAAAGGCTATTGGATGGACTCTTTATGAAAAGGGAGGGATGAACGGCAAAAGAATGGTTGCATTTATTGATGAATTTATAAAAGGGAAATATAAGAATCATCTGATCATAATGGATAATGGTGGTGCGCACAAAAATGTAGCTGTAAAAGAAAAAATACTTGAATCCAAAAATAAATTATTATTTAGCGCCCCTTACAGACCCAAAACGAATGCAATCGAAAGTTTTTTCAGTCAATTCAAATATTATTTTCAACTTCCAAATAATGTCATAACTTATCAGCAATTATTGAGACACGTCAGAAAATCCATTGTTTCAATTCCAAAATCATCTTACAGAAATTATATGAAATATGCTTACCAAGATAGAGAAGTGAGAACGTATAAAACTAAACCTTCTTCTAGAAGAAGACAAACGAAAAAGTATAAAAGAAGCTAAAAACAATCAATATTCAGACTGTAGATCAATGATTTTTCAGAATAAAGGTCCAAAATGTGAGGGGGGTTTTTTACAAATAATAATATTGGACAAAAAGTCTACATATTCTAATTTACAAAAATGTATCGTTGAACGTATGTTAAAAATATCTATATATATATATGTTAAATTATAATAAAAATAAATATAATTTATATATAGTTTACTTTATTAATTGTCTAATTAATCCAAATTATTTTGATTGGTTGGAACATCAATTAAAATATTTGACAGAACAAATTAATGATAAAAATATAACAGAATTAGATAAATCTAAAATATTTATAATAGCAAATTTAGAAAAAAGTAAAGAAAAGCATTTTATTGAAAAATTAAATAAATTTTATCCTGAAACTATATTTGAAATAAAGTTTTACCCTTATAATGAATATGAATATCAAGGAATAAAGAAAGTTTGGGAGTTAGGACAGATATATAATAATAAAAATGATATTATTTTATATTATCATTCTAAAGGTATATCTAGACATAAAGAATACAAATATAATAAAAATGATAATTATAATATTATTCTCAAAAATATAAAAGAAATATTTAATATATTTAATAAATTTTCAGATATTGATAAAATAGGTTATAGTTGTGGTGGTATTGGATGGATTTGGTATAATTTTTGGTATGTTAGAGGTTCATATATAAATTTTGTTGAAAAGCCGATTAAAACTAATAGGCGTCATTATTATGAAGATTGGTTAGGAAGAACTGTTAAAAATAAAAATGATATTATAACTGATATTGAAAGGCCATTATCATTTTATAAAAATACTTTAAAAAATTGTTATAGTTTTCATACTTATGAAAATATACCTAGTATAGGTTTTTATTATGACCCTAGTTGCAATAAATATTTTAAAATAACCTAAGGGCTGTTGAAAAACTATTACACCTCAAATAATCGGAAGAATCTTACAAAAATAGCATACATTTTATAGGATTTATAAAAGCGCATCAATTATATTAAAGTTGTTTGTAACAATACTTGTATTATACGCTCATTACAACCATATTTAATAAAAATATTCGAGTCTTGTGTCAATGAATTAGACACTGTTTTACCACATTGAGTAGGTATAAATTATTTAGCAATAAACCAGACAAAATCCTAAAAAGATTCCTATCCACAATTTTGGAGACATAAAAATAGTTTAAATGGTGTTTGATATGTGATAGTATTTACAGGTCTCAAGGTGCTATTAAAATGGTGTTAAAAAATTCTGGACATTTAAAATGCCAAACGGGTTAAATAAAAACCCATTACCTCCCCCGCAACATCAATGTAAAATAACATCTTTATCAGAATTATTAGGTAAATTTAATAGTATATTCTTATATGTAAAATAAGACTTTCTATAACAATAATTAAATTCTATTTTTTTTATTATATAAATTTATAAATTTTTGAAAAACAATCGTGTAAACCACCTTTTGGTATAAATAAAACGTACTTTTTCATTATATATAAACATATTTAAATTATTATTTAAATATGACTAAAATTCTAATCACTGGTGGTACTGGTCTTGTTGGTAATGGTCTTAAAAACATTATCAACAAAACAAAATATACTACTTGTTTTATGTCTTCAAAACATTGCAATCTTGAAAATGAAAATGAAACTATTATTTATTTTCAAGAAATGAAACCAGATATTGTTATCCATCTCGCCGCTTGTGTAGGTGGTCTTTTTAAAAATATGACCCAAAAAGTAAAAATGCTCGAATCTAATGTTAAAATTAATATGAATGTTCTAAAAGCATCTCATCTATCTAACGTTAAAAAAGTTATCAGTTGTCTTTCTACTTGTGTATTCCCTGATAAAATTTCTTACCCCATTAATGAAACTATGCTACATAATGGACCACCTCATTCATCTAATGATGCTTATGCATATGCCAAAAGATTACTTGAAATACAATCAAAAGCATATCAAAAACAATATAACAAAGATTTTATCTGTATAATACCTACTAACATATATGGTCCCTATGATAACTTTTCTTTAACAGATGGTCATGTTATTCCAAGTCTTATTCATAGATGTTACCTTGCTAAAAAGAATAATGAAAACTTTATTGTTAAAGGTAGTGGAAAACCTTTAAGACAATTTATTCATAGTTATGACTTAGCAAAACTTATTATGATTGTTATTGAAAAATATAATGAAAGAGATTCAATTATTCTTTCCGTTGATGAAAAACAAGAAGTTAGTATCAAAGATATTGCTACTTATATTGCTAAAGCATTTGATTATGAAAATAAAATAGTTTTTGATAAAAAATTTTCTGACGGACAATACAAGAAAACTGCTGATAATTCAAAAATAATGAAACTTATAAAGTTTGAATTTATACCAATTGAAAAAGGTATTTATGAAACTGTTAAATGGTTTCAAAAAAATTTTAATATTTGCAGAAAATAATTTTGACTTAAGTATAAATAAATTTAAGTTTATAATGAGTATTGCTTTAATAACTGGAATTACCGGACAAGATGGTTCTTATTTAACAGAAATATTACTTGAAAAAAAGTATATTGTTTATGGTGTTATTCGTAGATGCTCTTCTATTAATACCAAAAGAATAGACCATTTATATAAAAATAAAAACTTAAAATTAGTCTATGGTGATATGACTGATTCTGCGAATCTTTGTATAATTTTATCTAATATTAAAAATGAAAATAAAGAAATGAAAAGACTTGAAGTTTATAACCTTGCCGCTATGAGTCATGTAAAAGTATCTTTTGAATTACCTTTATATGCTGGACAAGTAGATGGATTAGGAGTATTAAATTTATTAGAAGCAATTAGAACAAATAACTTAGAAAAAATTACAAGATTTTATCAAGCATCAACGTCTGAACTGTATGGAAAAGTCCAAGAAGTTCCACAAAAAGAAACAACACCTTTTTATCCAAGGTCTCCATATGGTGTCGCAAAATTATATGGATTTTGGATTGTTAAAAATTACAGAGAATCTTATAATATGTTTGCTAGTAACGGAATACTATTCAACCATGAATCTAAAAGGAGAGGTCCAACATTCGTAACAAGAAAAATAACAAGAGGTCTTAATATGATTTTAAAAGGTGAAAAGAATAAACTTGTATTGGGAAACTTAGATTCAAAAAGAGATTGGGGACACGCTAAAGATTATTGTTATGGAATGTGGAAAATCTTACAACATGATAAAGCAGATGATTTTGTTCTTTCTACAAATGAATATCATAGTGTTAGAGAATTTGTGGAAAAAGCCTTTTCCTTAAAAGGATTTAATATCAAATGGAAAGGGAAAGGTGTTAATGAAATTGGATATGATGAAAAAACTGGAAAAGAATTAATTTTTGTATCAGAAAAATATTTTAGACCAGCAGAAGTAGAAGAATTATTAGGGGATAGTTCCAAGGCTCGTAAATTATTAAATTGGAAACCAAAATATTCTTTTGATAATTTAGTAAAAGATATGGTTAACGGAGATTGTAGTTAGAATTAAAAAATAAATTTATCTAGTTTAGATATGAATTTAACAAAACTTATAGATAAATTTTAAAAATAACTTAACCACTCTTTGCAAATATCTAAATCTAATTTGGTAATAATATTATTATCAAATAGATTTTTATAAATATTATAAAATTCTCTTTAACAAAAGAATATCAATAGAAGGCATATTATATATATTATGAATTAAATATTTCCCAAATAAATATCTTTATTATATTTTATATTTATAATTCTATTATAACTATTAATTTTTTTTCTAAATATAACAATATTATTGTTTGAATTATTAAATTCTAAATAATTATAATTAATATTTTCTAAATTAGGTTCTAAATAAAATGTTGATAATTTTGTTTGATTTAAATATTTTATATATTTGTTAATATTTATTATTGATTTTATATTTTTATCTAAATATACCAAATATTTTACATTTAAATCTGTATCTTTAATATTATGTTTTTTAATTAATTTATTAACTTCTTTAACTGAACCTTCTAATTTTATATTAGGTAATATGTTTTTTAATTTTTCTATTAAATTATCTATATCTTCAACCTTATTAATTTTAACTACAAAAGCAAAATTATTTTTACTTTCGTAATTATTAACAGGTAATGTAGATAATGGATTTAATTTATTCATACCTCTTATTTGTTTTAGTGTTTTCATACGATATTCATGCATATCTTTATATTTTGTTGAATTAATCCATGATGTTTCGTGTGAATTACTATTATCAATATTATAACAATATAATATATCTTCTATACATTTATGCCTACCACCTGATAATTCTAAAACAGAATACATCTCAGCACAATCATTACTTGTTTTAAAAAAATCACCATTATGATCTATTAAATAATCTATTGGAACACTTTTCATTACAGAAGCCCTATATGTTCTTAAATGACTAGATAACCATTTTGCTTTTCTATAATTATTAGTAATAATTGTATAATGCTGGTGGGGTTTATTCATTGAATATCTTGTTTTTTTTATAACACCGTTTTCATATTCTGAAAATGAACCATATGTTACCCAAACATCTTTTTTATTATAAACAATATTTAATTTAGTTAAAACATCTTTATCATATAACCAATCATCCCCATCTAAAATTACAATTATTTCATCATCATCACACATATGAGAAGCAACATATTTTGCTAAACATTGTCTACCTCTCTTTTTTTGTTTAAATAATTGTATTTTATTAGTTTTCTTTTCTTTAATGTACTTATTAACTAATTTATATGTATTATCAGAAGAACAATCATCTACATATATAACCCTGTAATTTTTATATTTTTGTGATAAAACAGAATCTAGATTTCTAGAATACCATTTTTTGTTATTATAAGATGGTATAATAATTACAAATTTATTATTAATAATTT